CAGCGAACCCACTTTCTCTCGCGCTTTGGGGAACATCTTCATCCAGTCGTCAACTGTCAGTAGGCCGAGTTCCCCATCGTAGTAGGGCGTGCGCTCAACATCGAGAGTTGTAATTGGGGTCTTGAGGGTGAACGGGATCGTTCGATCACCCGCGAATTTCGATGTGCAAAAGTGAGCTTTGTCCTGCTTCTTACAGTTAGGGCAAGTGCGGATAACAGCAGGCTCCTCGTCTTCCAGATCGAGCTTTGCCATTTCCATGAACACATACTCAGCATCACACCAGTACATAGCGCGAAGGATTGCCTCAGAGATAGGCCCATCCCATCCTTCGACGTGGACTAGGCCCTCTCTGAGTGCGTCAAGGTAAATGCGTGTGTCGAACGTGTTCTTAGCGAGCGAGTTTCTAAGTGTCTTCAGCAACTTCCCAGTTGGCCCGCCAATCTCAACCTCCTGATAGAGGTTGTCCTTGAAAGCAATTCCTACAGGTAGTTTCATATTTTGGACTCCTTTGTGGGGGTGGTCGCAGAATGCGACTACCTAGTGCTGTTACATAATGCTTTTGTTATACTTCTACATATCCGTCATACGCCACAACGATCTCTCGTGTAGCCAACGACGGGGAACTGGCATCAAGATCCTGGTAGTTGATCTGACTCGGCCAGCAGTTGAACAGCTTCCAGCGTTTGACTGGCGCACCGACACCTGGTAGTGATTCGGGTGCGTACAAGTTGAGTGCCAGGTCTTTCCTCTGCGGAACCTTGAATGCCTGCGTGATCCAATCAGCCCACGCTTGGCTATAAAGCTGATCCCCACCAGGGGCCGAACTAATCGTTTCCTCGATGTTCTGAATCCCTGTAGCCGGACTAGAACGCAAGGTAAGCGAACGCATTCCGACATCGGTAGCCGTGGCCTCAAGATCGTTGATCGGCGTATAGCGACTGGGGAAGCATCCGTAGACAGTCCACCTTGCCACTTCACTGCCATCACGCATCATCAAGACAATCGTCCAGTCGCCGCGATAGGCGCACACTGCGCCCCCAACTACCGAATATGCTTTTCCCGGCCCTTGAAAGGTGCCGAGCTTGCTGATTTCGGTATAGAGCGGATTGCCTTCGGATAACTCGATTACCTGATTGAGCGTGATCTCAGGAACCGAGCGTTTATTCCACAGCTTCTGCGTATTGAGAGATGTGGATTCCTGGTTGGTCATCACGTCCCAATGGATACCAAGGCCGGTGATACTGCGGGTGTGAGCGATCTCCGTCCCATTCAGCAACACCCTGAAGTAGAAGTTAGCCGCCGGTTGGCCGCCACACCCTGCGAAGGGGGACTCACGGAATGTGAGGTCCCCCATGTTGTACTGAGCGGGAAGCGCAAACTGGTCTATACGAGTAGACTCAGAGACAGGGTCGATGAGTTCGACGCCATGCTCAAACCCATTCACAGCCTGTAACTTATGCTCGCCGCCAGCGCCAATGACACTTACGGTGAAGAATCCTCTGCGGGCACGTTGTTCAGTCATTTATGCCCTCCTATGAAGTGGCGTTTCCGGTTGTAGCGATAGGAAGCACGCCCTCGTTGTAAACCATGATCGGGAAAACTATGAACTCTGCCGGTTTCAATGGGCAAATCCCCACTTGGCAGGTGGCGATCCCCTGGTCGATAAGCTCAGGCGGATTGGTCGTCGCATCGCACTTGGCGAAGAATGACGCTTCCGGCGTCTTACCAGCAAAGGCTCCGATCGAGTGGTAATACATCAGCAACCGATGGGCAGTATCTTCGATTCGTTCCCAAAGAGCAGGTGCATTCCCCTCAAACACAAACTGCACACAACCATCGTGCAGCGTCTTCTTGATGACGTTCACAAAACGCCTTACCGGGATATAGCGGAAGTGCGTCTGCACATCGAGTGTGCGCGTACCCCACGGCAGGAAGCCCTCAAACTGCGTCTGATCGATCGAGTTGATCCCGTGCGGGTTCAAGACGCTCATATCGCCCCAGTTCACGTCATAACAAACATCGGTGATCGGAAGCGGGAAGCTGACACCAGCAGGTGCTTGCCATACGCCCCTAATGAAGTCATTCTTGGCATAGACACCAGCCATGAACGGCGATACCGGCTTCTCTAGCGTCCCTTCCTTCACCCACGGGTAGTAATAGGCTTCATATCCGTTGCTGGGAAGGTTGTCCCCAACGAAAGTCAATGCCTGTGCTGGTGTGTAGTTCAGGGGGAGATCGCCGATGTAGAAGTCAATCTGCCGCCTGGCAAACCGGCTATACACGTAGTTCTGCCCGTTGGTAAGGACAGACACTGCCGTAATCCCCGGATGGTTGATGGTCAGGATCTCATGAATGGCATCAAGCGCATACAGCCCGGTATGAGAAGCCTCATCGCCTATATAGTCAGCGTCAGCAATGCTGGTTAGACCATCATCACCCGCAACGAGGTTGTAGGACGCCTCTAGCGGATCTTGATCCTCAATGGATACATCAATTACGACGTACAGACTGTGATCGTTGACAATGTCCTCGATGAACGCCGTAGTGCTCGTCGAATCTAACGTCACATCGCGCCACCGCTCGACAACCCGATAGGTAGTGCCGTTAGTCACCGAGACGACAAGATCGAATGTAGAAGCTGCGGCATCCACATTCTCTACGGTTACCCGGATGTCGTTCCCATGCGTCCCATAGTACAAGGCGGTCGCCGTGAACAGATCCTGCGGCGTCGTCTCATCCGAGATCAGGGTGACGAGCGCCTTTACTGCGGTCAGGGTTGTGGCATCAGTAATATCCGAATAGTGGCAGGTGCGCGTCACCCACGCTCGCTGTCCGCCCATGCGGAAGAAGTCTCGGACCCCCATCGCCAGGTATCCGTTCGTCATATCCGATCCGAAGGTGGCGACGAATCGCGGCCACGAGGTGATAAGCGTAGCGACATTCATCGGCCCCCATTCGGCAGTCCCGATTGGGGCGTAAGCAGACGACCCTGCGGGCTGTAGAGGTTCGCCCCCTATTGGTACTTCTGGGGTGTATACCCCCGGTACGATATAAGTCTCATTCCCGGCCACTATCTCTCACCCCCTACTTCAGAGATGTAGCCACCGAGAAGCAGTTGCTGTATCTCTACACATTGGAATTCCTTGTCAGTCAGCAGGGCCTTCCCGCGAGGGGGAAGATAAAGGGTCTTCCCCGGCAGGTTGATCGCCCGCTGCCGTCTCTTTTTATTCTTCACTGTGTGCATCGTTGCTTCACCCCTCTTAACTCGTAATCAAATCCCAAAGAATCTCTGTGATTGCTACCGCATCGTCTGGTATATCTGGCTTCGGGTTGGGATCTTCCTCTTCTTCTTCGGCAAGGCGCTCAGCCAATTCGTCCTCATCGGCTGTTAGCCCGATTTGCAGATCAATGTTTTGAACAAGCGGGTTGGTTTCAGATCTTCCGTTGAGCCAGATCCAGCCCGAATACTCGAATGTGCGAGCAAACAGCCCGGTATTGAATTCGTCAGTCGCGTTGGAAAATCCTTCGTAGTAGAACGAGACCCCCTCGATACACGGTGCGCGGCCAAACTCTTCCAATACGGCTGTCGCCATCTCTTCTACTTCCAATATCTCGGAACTCATCACCTTGATCTGGATCAGTACCTTGTGAGGGATAAGCTCTTGCGAGTGAGCGGTCATCTCGTCGTAATCTTTGGTAGTCTTAACATCGACTACCCGCTCATAGTGCGGCTCTAACGACCAGTAGTAGACTGCTCGCGGCAGATCAGCGAACTGATAAAGCGTATTCAGGGCCACGAATTCCGATGATTGGATATCGAAGCCCGATAGCCCTTCATCAAGGCGATCGCCGATTCCTGCTCGTAATTCGCTTAGGCTAGTCATGCGCGATGTCCAGTGAGGCGAGATCTGCTTCTGTTTTGGCTATACCGGCAACGTCCCAGTGTTCGTACCCCAGCCGGTGCGCGGTGATTACCGCCCCCTCGTGGAAATACTTCTGGAAATTCCGCCGCACGTATTCTGCGAGCTTGATCTTCACCGGATCGGTGAATAGCGGGCGGGGGGGGATGAACAGGAACGGCTTATGTCCCCACGAGAGCCTTTTAGCTTTCTTTTCCCATATCCCTTTGGCGTCAGGACCGGTGTTTCCGAAGTTGGCATCGCGCCAAGCCATGATCGCCGCTACTTTCTTTGGCCCCAACTGCTCGGCAGATAGAGAAAGCCCTTCCTGACACAGCACACTAAATAGCTGGTAATTGAGCATTGCTGTCTTTCCGCTGTGAGAAGTCGCGCCCTTATTTGGAATCAACGCGATTCCGCTGTATCCGCGCACTGCCTTTTTCTCTCCCAGTATTTGGGGTTCAAGGTGGTCGGCAAGGGTCGATCCTTTCTCGACAAATGGTCGAGAATCACCCTTATGTGATACTGTTAAAGGCGATAGATCCTTAGTTACGGCGTTCCCTGACATAAGGATGTTGTGCAGTTCATCTCTTAGCGCCCAACCGAACTTCTTTAGCTGGTTCTCAGAGAAGCCACCGAGCATTAGCCCGTTCAGCATCTCCATCCCAGCACGCCAGCTCATCGGGTGTTGCATCGCCGTATCGGTGATCGTGAAGATGCCACCGCGCAGGACGGGTGCGCCTTCCATCGAACCGCTAGGAATGCGGTGTGGAAGTGGAAGTCCCCTTACGGCCACGGTATATCGCGTATACGGTTAGCGAAAATCAAAAGTCTTGGTAAGATCAGCTTTCGACCAGCGCATAAGTGTTTCCAAAACGGATGGATCATTAGTCAGTCCTATCACGGGTGCTTTGCTCGGCCCTATCCGCTCGTCAGTACGCGCCTTTGCCAGGCGTTCCTTTCGCAGATGATGCCATACCATCCGCATTACGCAGTCTTTGACATCCCAGGGGATTGCTAACTGCGTCAGGGGATCGCCGCACGTTCCGACTACCACAACATTGAGCGGGACTAACGGCACCGTTGCCGTTGGCTTTGCGCCAAAGGTGTTACCCTCAGTCTTGCGCCAGATGTAGTGGCCCCCCGGACGAAATGTAACATCGGTTGTCACATCGACATCATCGACAGTGACGGACGACAGGCTCAACATGGGGTAAGGGCATCTAAGAACGGCGAGTCCGGTTCCGTGCAGAGTGAGCGTCGTTTCCACCGGCTCCAACCAGTAACCGCTTTCCGATCGTTTTGTAAACCGATAGAAGCGATCAATGGCAAAATCAAGAGCCTGTTGAACCTGCGTGTCCGTCCAGCTTCTCTTGGGTTCCCAATAGACTGAGCTTTTGAACTCAGTGAGGGTAACCAGCATTAAGCCTCCTCGAACGCCTCGGGTTGAGTCTCAAGCAGGTGGGTCCAGACCGAATAATCGACTGGCGCCACCTGCCCTTTCGTGTGAAAGTGAACGGTCTTCCCTTTGTAGCCGTTGGGGATTGTGTAAGTCCCTTTAGCGAGGAAGCGGATAGGCTTTTCTTTCTTGCTGTGAATCGCAGGCACGGACTCCTCCTTGGCGATGGTTTCCCTTAGAGCTTTCTTGTGATAGGCGCAGTAATCAGAACCTTTCACGGCGTTGGCCTTACAGGGGGTCCCGTCTCGCTTAGTTGCCTTGCACTTCATGGCTAACTCTCTTCAGCTACAGCCCAATCGGTGTTGCGCGAGATGTTGATAACCCTCACGATTGCGTCATGGTTGGTAACGATGAAGTCGTCGGCCATGTAGCCGGTGTAGCGCCAAGAATCCTTTTCCTGCACGCGCTTGGATTCCATCGACATATCGCGGTGAACAATCCACCACAGTGCCGCTGGGTCCATGAGGATCAGGTTGCACTTCGTCCCTGGAGACGAAGTATCGACGACACCCGAAGAGTTCAGGTTCTCAGGAATCTGGTTGATGCCAAGGATGTCAAAGCCTTCGGGCGTTAGGTTCTTCTGGCTTTGAAGAATGACATCACCGAGGTTCGTCTGACGGGACATCAGGTAATGCCTGTAGTCCTGAATGACGTGCGGCGAGGTCAACCACCTGAAGTTCTGGTGTCCGAACAACAGGTACTTGGCGGGCATCAGGTTCAACGCCGAAGCGTACATATCAGGTGTGACGTAAGCCACATCGAGGTTGGAAGCATCGAGGATATGAGCGCCGTTAGCGACGCTGATCTGTTGCAACCACCCCTCGTTGATGTCAACAAGAAGCTCGTAAGCAGACGAAGGCCCACCGTACAGGTCTTCGTCACCCTGAATGGCCAGGATTTCCGTATCAAGCTGCGTGCGCTTGTTCCAGATGTTCATCACATGCTGGCGGTAAGTGCCCTGCTCGATAGTCCAATGCAGGTCTTCCCAGGTAAGCTCGAACTGCGTTCGGCGCTTCTTGACTTCATAGCTAAACCGCGTGTGTTCGAGGCTTCCGGTGTCGTTAGCCGTCTCATTCCCCCCCGAGGGGTTCATGGTGTTGTACTCACGCGCTTCGATCGCCGCGACAGTCGCCGGATTAGCCATATCGATCTCGTAGAAGTAACCACTCTTCTCGGCAACCGTGCGCCGGGTTACCATCTGGAGTAGCTGAGACCGTTCGATCATCCGATCGATGAACGTATGGGACTGCTTAGGATCAAGCAACCCGTAATACGATCCGGTCTCGATATTAGCAGTTGCGTATTTCTTCAAAAAATCAGCTTGGTTCATACCTACACCACCCCTTCCCAGAGGTCTTCCTCTTTCTGGGCAGCGGATTTGATTTCGAACGGGTTCTTAGCCTGCGAAGGCATGCGTTCCTTCTCAAGATAAGAAACGATGCGATCCATCGCCTCTTTCATCTCGGCGAGAGAGGTTTTCCCCTCTTCCTGCTCTTTCTCCAGCCCCTCCAGACGGTCCCCCAGATCTTTCTCCCCCTTGGGAAGCAAAGCCTGTAGTTCCTCGACCTTCGCGGTGAGAGCCTTAGTCGTCTCCTCATCCGAGTCGAGTTTCTCTAGCTTGGCTTTCATAGCATCGAGATCGTCCTTGAATTTGAGCAGCGGATCATCGGCTTCCGGGAACAGGTCTTTCAACCCCTTCCATAGACCTTCAGCCGCCTTGCGCTGATCTTCAGTCAGTTGCAGAGCCTCGACTTTCTTTTGCAGGTCACCGAATTCGCTCTTCAGCGCCTTGAGGCCCTCTGCGTCGTTGCCTTTCAGCATGTTCTCCTCCTTGATTAGAAGACCCCTGATCGTGGCGATCAGCGATTTCGTATCTTCTTTCTGCTTAACTGGTTTTGCGGCCATCTTGAACGCGATCGCCTTTATGTCGGTTGATGGGATCTCGTTCTGTTTCAGGCCCTCACCAAAGAGATGAGTCAGACGGGCGAAAGACTCTTCATCCTTTGCTTCTACCGTAACTAGCCCGTTCTCTTTGTCGAATACAAAGCTATAATCTTCAATCCCCATCTTTTCACCTCTAAGGAAAGTTGAACCGGGATTCATGGGTTCATCTACTAATGACACTCGCCCAAGATCGAAGTCCTTGAACACCCGTATTGGGCGGGGGTCATCGTCGTCGCTTGCTTTAAGCTCAAAGTCGAGCAGCTTGTACTCAATCGAATAGCCGGTGAGCGTCTTGTCGGCCACCATATCTTTCACCCACGACTTAGTTGGGCGGACTACAAGTAGAGGCCCTTTTCCGGGATGCTTCTCAACTCTGACTGTCTCTGCCACGAAGATCGGGCGGTGCAGTAGGTTGATCTTTGCGCCCCCGGCGAAGAACGTTGTCAGCGCCTTTATCCATAGATCGGCAGGGATGAGGTCGCGGGCCTTCTCGTCGCCATAGTCGATGATTGGGGCGTTCGCATAGCCTGAAATGAGATCTTCCTTGCACTCGAATGTGGCGGGGACGAACGCCTTGCCCTCTACGGCCCGCATGATGGTAGCGCAATAAGCAGCAGGGTCCCGTTTCGAGGCGTTCTTCTTGATGCAATCGGCCATATTTTCGTAGGAAGCGAAGGGCAATTAAGTTACCTCTGGCTTTTTCGATTCTGGTTTTGGTGTTTCTGGCGGTTCGAGATCCTTCCCAATGTCCTGAATCCTCACTGGCACGCCACCAGCAACGATGAAGTGCTCATCACCTGCTTTAACAGCAGGGCGTCCTTGTTGGGCGCGAACCTCATTGATCGACGTGACGCCTACTCGTACACCCGTATCCCATGCGTTCATCTGGTTGAGAAGGTCTGTCATATCCACTTCGTTCAGTTCCACGCGCCACTTGTTCCACCTGTTATTGCTTTCCAAAAACACTTTGTAGAACAGTTTTTCCCACGCATTCTGGCGAGGGCGAACGACAAGTTTCTTGAACAGATCGAACTGCGACTCGCCCTCAGAAGTACCACCGAGTGAACCAGGGGCGATGATTCCTATCAGGCGCGGGGGGGTGCGGTGTACACGGCAGATCTCATCCCGGTTCGCACCACGGAAGATATCAAAGCTCTCTATCTGGATCTTTTCCCTTAGTTCTTCGAGCCGTGTAGTAGTCCCTTCTGGGGTTCCGAGTAGACAGATCTTCGCCCCCCGCGCTTCGAGCAACTGATTCATGTAGTGGGTAAGCGTATCCTCATCTTCGGTAGCGAGTGTGTCTTGCGCTCCGTCGAGGATCAGCAAGTAACCGGGGATTCCCTTGTCCTCAAAATACTCAATGAGGTGTTCACCCATTAGGCGGTTACCGAGAGCAGCGCGTAAGGCCGCCCAAACACGAGGAAGTCCATACCAGTAATTCGACGGCGTGTACTGCTTGAGATGGATGATTTCGTTTAGCGTGCCCTGGCGAGGCGACCCAAACTTGCGGAAGTACGTCTTTACCTCATTGCAAACCTGGACGTAGGCCCCTTTTTCAGAATCGGGGTTGAGAACCCACATAGTCGGTGCCGGGATATGCTTTAACTCAACCACATTCCCCAGCGCCTCGCTATCAGCAATGCGTCCTGTGTTGTCCCGAATAACCTCAATCCAGGCATTGCCGATGGATTGAAAGTCCTTCTCAGCCTTGATAATCAGATCTTCTTGGCCTTCGGGGAAAGCGTCCTCGAACGCCCTCTTCATGGTTTCAGGCGGTTCTTTGGCTTCCTTCGAGTCGTGGACGAACTTGTAGCCGTTGCAAATGACGGCGTTGGCCTTCGTATCGCAACAGGCCGAATGAGTAGGTTCTGTGTCGTAAAGGGTGGCGAGATCGGTTGGATCAAGATCATACGGATAGGGGATGATCTCAGTCCCACTTTCCTTCATGGACCTAACAACAGCCGAATCGTCAGCCGCCTTCATCTGAGCGGCCTTCATCAGCGACTTTGTCAGGGTGGCCGGATCATCACCGCCCTTGTTCAGAACCCGAATGGTTAGAGCCATCTACGCCTTTTGGACTGACTTTGCGCTCAGATCTACCCACACGACGGTTACCAGGTCGTCTGAGGTGTCTACGTCGATCTTGATCGTATTCGTCGCGGAGATCGTGAACTGGCTCTGAATGAGAGGGATCATGTAGGGCGATTCTGCGGCAGGGGTGGCTTTACCCATACCGGCTTGCGAGAACCCAAACAGGATTAGATCGCTTGTGGTGATTCCGGTTAGGGTGATCGCAGTGTCAGCAGTCGTTCCTGTTACCTGCGTGGTCTTAACATGACCGAGAAGCTGGTCGTCTGCGAATGCGTCGAGAATGGTCTTGAGCTTCCTGTTAAGGCCGGTTCCGCCTCTTCCTAGGTTATGAGGGATGGTTGGCATGTTGCCTCCTAGATGCCGCGACCCGTATCAGCGATTGCCGATATGTTGCGGGCGCAGCGGATGTTGGGTTGTGGAAAAGCGTGAATGTTTTACTCACAGAAACTTTAAGCATTTAGGGGACTAAACGGCGTTTATCGGGCGGAACCCTTCGCATGATGATCATCGATGGTCTGAAGGCGCGTGATATCAAGTGCGTCATCATAGAGAAGCAGGAGACAATTGGGCTAAGCCCCCGTAGCTCAAAGGAAAGAGCACCTGGTTCGCACCTAGTAAGTCCGAGTTCGAGTCTCGGCGGGGCTTTTCGACTCCAACAGAATAACCAAAACTCCCGGCATGAAGTTCACTTTACGCTACGAGCGCAAATAAGCAAATCAGAGGCCATATCCGTCTTTAGTGCCACATTATCAAAAGCCATCAATGCTGCCTCCTTCCTAATGCCATCAGGAAGGGATAATATGTGGCTGCGTAAGTAATCTTCATGCTCTTTAGCAGCGCCAGCATTTCTATGCACAACCATTCCCTCTAGCTCCAGAATTCTTAGTCGGAGACCATAGATCTCTTCCCATAATTGGCGCAATTTAGTATCTTTCATATTTAGTGCTCCTTGATGCTGTCTTCACGGCATTTACCAACGGTGTTTTCGTAAATACCCCCTTACTCAGCCCGATATACGCCGACTAAACTATTAGCCCAAAGTGTGAATCCAGACTTTCGGGCGGCGGGGACCTGCGTATTTCTGATATCCGTACCAGCAGAGGCACATGCTTAAAACGCAATCATCGTGATGCCCCTTAGCGTGCCTATACTGAATTGCCCCACTGGGAAGGACATTCGCCTCCATGTTTAGCATCTCTTTCTCGATCTGCTTGTTGGAAGGCCAAGTGAGGGACTTGCTTTCGACTGCCGCAATGAGGGATTCCACCATCTGCGGCTTGTTAATGCCACTGAACTTCACGGGCTTGATCCTCTTCAACCCGGCCTCGCGCAACTCATCTCTCATCGGATCGCCGACACCTGACGCATCGAGCATGACGATCGGGATGCCGTATCCTTGGGCAAGGGCCACAATCTTCTGTTTCTGAACCGGCCAACCACCTTGAAAGCGCCTGAATTTGACGATACGCGGAAGCTCGGTCTCTGTCTTTGGCACTCTGAGGATCGTTACCACCGTGTATGACTGCACCTTTCCGAGGTCAACACCCATCACGTACTCGCATTCAGGGTCGTAACCCTCTTCGTGGCCCTCAGCGCAGTCCCTAATCCCTTCTAGGGTGAAGACGATTGCCTCGCCCCCTACAAACTCGCCATATACCTCGCGCTGGATGTCGAGTGGGTTCCAGTCAGCCTCGTTGATCATGTCGTCTATCTCTTGGTCGGCGATAAACGGGTTGTCATAACTGGAAAACTGCCAACTGCGGTAGCTAGGGTGTTTTGACTCGTTCTTAACAAGCTTGTAGCCTAGATCGTTGCACTTCTCACACCCTGATCCCAAACAGCTATTGCAGGTCTGTCTGAGATGGTCCTGGCCCTTCAGGAATAGGTCGTAGATCCAGTTCTTAGGCTGTGCTGAGTGTGGGGTAGTGATGAACATCGCCGGAGCCTGTCTGTCCATCAAAGCTGGTCTGACGGCCTTCCATACATCCCTTTTGCAGTAAGCGGCTTCGTCGAAGATCAGGAATTCCATCAAATCCCCGGCCCCTCTTAGGGTGTTCGGCTCATCGCCTGACTTGAATTGCAGGGCTGATCCGTTACTGAAGAAGACCTTGCGGTCCTTCAGCCTAACGCCCTTGACGAACTTCCTGCCATCTATGCGAATCGGGTAGAAAGCGGAAAGCGCCTTGTCCCACATTGGGTCCGTGAAAGAATAGTTGGGTGATACGAGCCAGATCCGGCAACCAGGCTTCTGATAAGCGATTGTCGCGGCTTTCCGCAACGCAAGATTCCCTTTACCAAAGCGCCGTCCGGCAACGATGATTTGGTAACGAGACTTGTCAGCCAGCACCTTTTCCTGCAAGGGGTGGCTCTTAAACGCAGGTGAATAGACTTTTGGCATAGTTCGGACTCAGGGGGTGAAGTAGAAGGTGAAGTAGAGGGTGTATCGGATATACTAGAAGAAGTCTTTGACGATTGACGCAACAAGTAGGGTGATAACCAGATAGAACAGCTTGCGATTTGTGAATACCTTCGTGCTAAGCACCGCGAATCTCGTACACAATCCTTTTTCGGCATCGCCATTACCTAAAAGAGCCTTGCTCATCGGCTCGAATTCATTGCGAATGGACGTGCCTAACCCGTTTACGGCGGCAAGCATCTCTTTCCGGGTCTCAAGCACCAAATCCTGCATATGTATCTGCTGATCTTCGATTGCCTTAATGCGCCCGTCGCGCACACCGTTTTCGTAAGTCTTATCCATCGGCTTCCTTCTTCTCTTTAGCTTCCTCTTTCTGATCCAGCGCCTCAGTTTCCTCGAATGCCTTTACCAGTGCTGTTTCCACCCACGCCAAAAGCTTGGCGCTCAACAAGGCGCTCTTCAGCACATCGTAGTCATGGGTTTCTAGTTTGATCCATTCTTCCTTGCAGTTGCGGATCTTCAGGACGGTGTCCGTTATAATGAGAGAGCTTCCTTTTTGCCCTTCAAGCACCGGATACAGATTTACGATAAGATCACGGATTACCATGTCGCGCTTGGCCTTACCCTCAACGATCTTCTGCGGCTCTCCAAGCAGATCAACCGTCTTGCCAATACGTAGCTTTCTCACTTTACCACCCCGAATGTATCGAGATCGTCCATGCCGACAAGATCAACCTTGTCTAGCGCAAGGTCCGCACGCAAAGTCGCCACCTTCTCGCGAAAGGCCACGATATCGGCCTGCGCTTTCACAAGCGCCGCCTTCCTGTTTACCCACTCCCGCGCTAGGTCTTCGAGAGAGAACGTCTGTTCCCACTCTTCAGTGACCGTCTCTTTGATTACCTTTTTATTTTTTGCGTTCATCCATGTGTACTTCATGCTGCCTCCTTATGCCCAGGTTGCTATCTCGCGCCAATCGGCGTCGCCGTAGATGTATGCTTTGTTGTCAAACGTGTTGATTTCTATTAGACTCTCGTGTGGATCGGCTGGATGTCCGGTATCTGTCTTGAGTACAACGCCCGCCACGATCATTGTGTGTCCCTTCTCATCGCGCCCATGCAGCCAAGCATATCCCGCAGCGGCGTTTACATCGGCCGACCAAAGTTGTGTCACATCCGCAGGGCTGGTCGTCGGGGCTGTGCCTGCACCCCAGACCACCACTTTCTCGCCGCTTGTGCCAGGTGCGGTATTGCCGAAGAGAAGCAGGCTAGAGACAGACCCGTCTAAGCGCATTGTTTCGGTCGTTACGCCGCCATCGTTGACAAGGAAAACCATATCCTTGTCTAGAGTGTATGCCTTGAAGTAGAAGTTGTCAGACGCATCATGGTACAAACCAGAGTAATTTGCCCCACTCGCAAATTGAAATGCTGCCGCTTGCCCATCTTTTGCTGTAACGCGAACGGTAGTATCCACTGCCGCCGTTTGTCCGTCGATACCAAAGTAGTCGTATCCTTTGCTTTCATCTAAATAAAGATTTATGCCATCCGCGGCGGTTCTAAATGATAACGTTGGATCACTTGACCCGCTTGTCTCCAATCGCAATTCGGTCGTGGTTGCTGTTTTAAGGTGCAGCAATACATCGGCAGCAGCACCAAGGCCAAGACGATGATTCCCGCTATCCCACAAGAAAGTAGAATCATCCGACAACAGCCCATTCGCCCCCGCAAAGATCACCCGCCCGCTCGTGAGGCCGTCTGCGGTGAGATTTAGTGCGCGAATGCCGTGTGCGCCTGCGTCCCAATCCGAGGTGAGGGGAACTGAACCGTCTTTCTTGAGAACATCCACGTCATTGGCAAGCAGATGATTGGCCGCCCCATCGCCGATGTACGTCTTATGAGTATCAGTCGTGAACCCGAATTGCCCAGCCTCTAGTGCGCCCAGAGCGGTCAATTCTGCTGCTGTTCCACGCCGGACTTTCAGGGTATTGCTCATTTCTTCTTTGCCTTCTTGCGCTTCTTAGGTGATTTCAGCTTCTCGATCTTTTCTTGCGCCAGATCGAGTTTGCTTTGAAGGGTCTCTGTGGTTTTCTGATGATACTCAACCACTGAAGCGGCATCTTTTTGAATCGCAGCTACAGCTTTGGTTTTTGCGGCTTCTGCTGCGGCCACAGCCTTCTCAGCAACAGTGATCCGGCTTTCAGCCTCGGTCGCCCGCATTCGCGCTTTAGTTAATTCCTGATCGAGCGCCCGATTCTGCTCAGACAGGGCTTTATTCGATTTCTCGATCTCAGTGGCCTTCTTAACGGCCTCGCGCCCTTCTACGGCAGCCTTTTCAGCTACCTGCATACGTCCAGCTAGGCTCTTGATGATCTTGTGAAGATTGAGAACAGTCGCAACTTGCCTGCCCATCTCTGTGTACAGATCTTCAGTCGTGAGCACGCTGGGGAACCCCTGAGAGTCCCCCTGCGGCTTGTCAGAAGTGATTGTCGCGTTTTCCATTTTGGACTCCTTTTAAGGCTAAGCGAACGACCCGCCATCGATCGTCGAACCGCTGTGTAGAAGCGTGTTCGCGCCTGCGCCATGCACGCTAGTAGTGGCCGCATCATGATCAAAAGCCCATTCAGAAGTCGGGGCCTTAGTCGCAAGATCCTCGGTTGGTGTGTCTTCCAGAAAAGCGGTGATGGCCACATACTCAAGGCCATCTGGCGTGCCGTTGACTACTACTAGCTTGCCCGCCGCATCGGTGTAGTTTGCTGGCGAATCAGAGAGATCGGTGAATGCGCCAGCCGCAACAGCATCGATAGCCTCACGGATACCCTGTTCGCTGACCAATGAGGTATCATCGCCTGGATCACCCACGGTAAGAACGAGATCCAGAAGCCCCGCTGTCTCGCTACCCGTGAAGTACGGGATCTTATTCGCCGCCGAGGTCAATCCAGCGAGTGCCGCAAGTTCGGCGTCGTGCGCCTGAACATCTGATCCGATTGCCAAACCAAGGGATGTTCGCAGGGTGTCGCCTGATTCCCAAGCCATCGCGCCCTCGCCTGTACCAACCATCACCTCGCCGTCAGCCGCACACGCACCCAGCGCATCGAGGTCTTCAAGAAGGCCATCGACAGAGAGAGTATTCCCAGTCTTAGCAAGTCCGGTTCCTGCCGTAATGTGCCCCGCCGCTGAGAACTGGCTGAAAGTGATATTGTCTGTGCCGATCTCAACCGACTCCGGTTCGTTCGTGCAAACCCAGCCGGTATCAGCATTTTCAGTACCCGCAGTTACGAACACGAACGAATGAGAAACCTCATCGTTGGCATCCATGTCAGCCGCACGCGACCATGCCTCCGCTGCCGTGACGTAAACCCCGTTCTCTTTCGGGTCCGTCTGGTCCTTAACCAGGATGCGACTCGTCGAGGTCAGAATCCCGTCAATCGTCTGTTCGCCAGTTAGTGAGATGTTTTCTGTAGTCGCATTGCCAACGTCTGCAATCACTCTGAGGCCCTGCGCAATGCTGTCAACGTATGCCTTTGTTGCCGCATCTTGCGCCGCAGTCGGATCAGTTACACCCGTGATCTTGTGCGAATTCATCGCAAAGTCAGCCGCCGCCTGACCCGACAGAAGGGCCATTACCTCTGCGCGTGTCTTGACTACCGGCGTGTTATCATCTACTGCATACAAGAACGTCCCGGCATCAAACAACTGGTGCATCAGGAACTCGTAGTTTGCGGCCCCTTGCCCGATATGTACCTGGTATGTGTCTGTGCTAAATCCGAGTTCGCCCGCTGCTAGATTCCCTAATGAAACCAGCTCGGCTGCTGTTCCCCTGCGTATCTGGATAGTATTTGCCATTATCTCCTCCTAGAAGCTCCCCCCATCTATTGCAATGTCTTCCATCTCTTGTAGCCCTACATCTTCCCATGCCCCACTACGGTAAATCCGCCATCCCATGACCCCCGACTTCGTATTCGTCCCATCATCGAGGTACGCTTCATCCTCGTGAGGATTGTCAGGCGGTTCGCTTAACGGGGTCATTCTTATCTGAGATAGACGTATTCTCATGTTTCCTCGTAATGCGCGTAGATCGTGTCGCCCGTTCTTGGAGCCTCAACCGTTGTGAGGGTGGTTCCACTAACTGTAAAGTCAGTCGTGTAGAACTGCTCGATTCCCCGAACGAAGAACCTAACGCTTCCCGCAACGGGCGTAGACGGCAAGACGAACGTCTTGTTGATTCCATCAACCGCGCCGGTTAGTTCTTTGTATAGGCTATGTATGTGCGTCATATCACGGTGTCACACCAGAGGAAGTCCCCTGGGCGTGGGGCAGAATCAAGAACAAAGCCGCCGATGATACTGGTGTAAGGATGGTTGAGGCCGTTCAGCATCACCTCGAACTGCCTTCCACCCACCTTGAATGTCTTGTTGATCCCATCTATGACCCCGATTGGAATCACAAAATGGACGTGCGCGTGAACCGCAATGTCAACGACGAACCAATTGAAGTCGTAGACTGCCGTGTAGTCAGCGAGGTCGTAGATAGGAGTCTCTTCCTGAAGCTCGAATTCATCGATATCGATAAAGTCATAGACACCCGTTACATCGACGAACATGTAGATGGGGGTATGCTCTTGCGCCACTAGAATTCCTCGACGGTAATTCGATGCTTGGTCTTTATCACCTCATCCCCGTAGTTCACCACCCAGTACGCGGTGTACTGTCCGGCTTCGGCGGTAACGTTCGATTCGTTCACCGGATAGTAAACCTTCTGGCCGGTGATCCCCGCTGCGGTGACAGGTACAACATCTGTGCCCTCGCTATCCGTTATCTGGATCGTTGCCGAATCGGGGGTGATTTTACCCCGGTTCCTTAAAGGATAGAATGCGAGAATGCGGGCCTCGCCCACGTAGTACACCTTGTTTAAGAGCACATCAGTCTCCTATTGCTGTTGCCGCTTCCGCGACAATGTTCCTCTGCCTGCTCGTGGCAGGTGAGATGTGGCCGTTGATAGGCTCAGCGGCCAAAGCCGTTCTGCGGGAGGCAGTAGTGCTATGCACGGCACTGCGAACAACATCTTCTAGCCAGGGGGCTTTGATCTGATACAAGGAACGTTTCTTCGTAAATCCGCTAATTGGTTTCATTCTGGTGGAGGTGGCGGGAGTTGAACCCGCGTCCGTGGCGATCTCCTCGTGGCATCTACAAGCTTAGTTGCGTTGACGGTGCAACAGTCCGTTCAAGCTGCGGTTGCCGCTTACACGGCAACGTTGCTACTCCTGCACATGGCAGGTGAGTCTGTGCGCTTTAGTCTTGCCTGTTTGTTAAGCGCAAACGGTGACAGGCGTGCCGATTGGTCGTAGTCCAGCAAGGAACGAATCAGCAGCGTTCGCAAGCCAGACCCTGATCTTAGTCAGGAATGATACTTGTTTGTCGATTAGACAGTGTGCTTGCAGCCATCGTCTCTAATCCCACGTCGAAGCCTGTCACCCCCATGCGCACCCTCTGGAATCGGACCAGTATCCCACCCTCAAATCCCCGGTTTACCCGTGATACCTTCTGCAAGGACCACCTTGCTCAGGATGCTTATTTTCTATCTCTCCTCATGGTTCTATATCAGTACCCCAATTTCTTCGGGTGTCTTATCATGCTTGCTCAAATTGCACGTATCGCATGCCGCTGCTAGATTGGAAGGCCGATGTGCGCCGCCCTTAGATAACGGCATGATGTGATCTACGTGGCGGTGGCCTTTTGGGATCAGCTTACCGCAGAGGTAGCAGCGAACTTTGGGGGCTTCTTTGGCCTTGCGGTAGATCTCTTTGATCTCGTCGAGATTGCCTATAGTGGCGCCTAGCTTGAGGGCGTATCTTGCAGCCGTGTGAGAATTCTTTTCGGCCCTGTGAACCTTGCAATACTCCGCTTTCCTCGCCTTGATCTCATTACGGTGTTCCTTGCGGTACTCCACCTCCCTTACCTTGATCTCATCGCAGTGTGCCTGATAGTATTTAGCCTTCCTCGCTTTGATCTCATCGCGGTGTGCCCAATAGTATTCGACGCCGTATTGCAATAAGCGCTCCTTATGGGCGGCGTGGTATTTAGCCTTCCTCGCACTGATTTCTTTCCGGTGAGTTCTCTGATACTCAGCGGCACGCACACGGCGAGCCTCCCTGTGAGATGCCCGATATGCAGCAGCCTTCGCGGGATCGAGATGGTAGCGGACAGTCGCCTCAGAAAACCCAACTGCCTCCGCAATTTTCTGATATGACAAGCCAGCGCCGCGCATCTGTTTTGCTTCTGTAATCTGCGCTTCAGTTACACGAATCATCACTTGGATATGGCACGAAAAAGCCCACGGGTGCCGTCTCGGGCGTCATTACCACTAGAAACGGTGGCTTGTAGGCCACTGGAATACACCCTTCCTGGAACCCCTCTGTGTCCAACACCATGCGCGGATCTAACTCGACGCCCTTGGTATTGCAGAGGATGACATTCCCCGTTCGCTCTGCCTTTCGCAGCTTTCTTACTAAGCGCCAAGTGTTATATCTGGCTAAGAGATTACCCAAACTCGTAGTCCTCTGGATTGATGATTCCGCTCTCGGTGAGCACGATTGCTAAGCCCTTCGCAAAGCGATCAAGCGTATCTTCGTCAAGGTCCTCGTTGACGACGTGTTCGATGGTGTGAAACGTCTCGTGAAACAAGGCCTTGAGGATCGCTAGCGGGCGTCCTTTCAGGCTAGGGTGAAGATAAATGATACAGGAATTATGATCAGCCATCGCTTCAGCCCCAAACTTGATGAGATATGCTCCATCAGGGTCCCAGCGTATCTCGTAGTCTTCCCCGCCAGCGCGAATTGTCTTAATTCGTTTCTTCTTCATCGTCCCCCAGACCGAGAATATCGGCCAAATTGAATCCACTGCGCCCCTTCACATCGGCCACGCTCTCACCGACAACGAATGCCCCGCCAACTGCCAGCGCCCCATAGATGAGGGCTTCTGGGATCTTCAGCACCCACGCAACAATCACGAAGGCCATCCCCACAAGGGAAACCCATACCCGTCTACCCCCGACAGCCTGAATCTGCTTAGAGGGCGAGATAACCTTCCCGATCAATCCGACGATGGTTGTGATGAAATTCATATGGTCCTCCTTGAACTTGCTTGCATGAGTGGGGCGGCTGGCCGGTAAGCGTGTCCCCGGCCCGATGTGGTCTAACGCTTCCCATCCTATCGGATACATCCACAGTCGCCCTTGCTACGAGGGTGGGCTTCGATCCCACATGCCCGTTACATTGCCAACGCATACCTTTTCTTCACGGGACGATATGCGTTCCCCGCAGCGCCAGCTAACCTGTCGGCCAGCTTCATTAAGAATATACTGAAAACCGACTATGACCCTGTCACGGTTTTCTTTAGCAACGTCCTCGGTTGCTCAATAAAGAACCCATCGCGTCCGTCTACCGTACTGGTAAACACATGCCCACAGGCATTGCACTGGTAGGTAAACGTGGTGTCCTGATGGAACACATATTCGGCTTTCAATTCCCGCACGTCAGTTGAACTGCACTCAGGGCAGATCAAAACGTCACGTCCTTGCCGGGTGCGGAGATAGTCTGTTCGGCGGCAAGTGTCTTACAGGCATCGGCGCGGGCCTTAAACGCCTGCGCATTTTCAGGGTCAATGTCCGATTCCAGTATATTCTTAGTGAGAAGAAGGCGCATCGCCAAAGCTGTGTCAGGTTCTTTCTTAGATAAGATGCCCACAATTTGCTCGTTTAGCTTATGTGCATGATCCTTCAGCTTCAACGCATCAAGCCTCTTCTGCCTCTTAGCCTGCTTTTCCAGTGCGTCTAGCGGCAGCGACAGATCGCGCAATAGCATTCCCACCACCCGCGCTCGGCGGTCTTCGTCGGCCTTCAATTCCGCACAGAGAGTTTCGATGCGTTTGAGAATATCTTCGTGGTCTTTCATCTCAAGAAACTTTAGCCCCCAAAAGGAGAAAATCGTGTTATGGGACGAGTACAAACAGCTATCTATCCGTTATCCTAACCTTTCAGCCGAAGAAGAAGATCGGCTTGCTCGTAGAGCCGTTAAGGGTGATGAGAAGGCAATCGATTTACTGGTTAAGCACAATGCCAATCGCATTCTGTTCTTTGCAAACATGGCTCATCACTGCGGCGGGAATAAGGAAGACTTCTTCACCCACACTGCTCACCCGGTGCGCCTTGATGATGCTATCTGCGTGGCCGCCGAAGCCCTGGTATTTGCAATCAAGAAGTTTGATCCCGACAAGCCGCGAAAGGGCGTGAAAGGGACAGTGAGATTTACATCGTGGGCAAATCTGATCATCAGGCAGCGGGTTTACAGATTTGTGGCGCAAGAGAAGAAACGGGCAGACAGACGCCAGGAATATGTAGCCCGTTGTCGGCAAATACCTAGAACAGATCTGTCACCGGGGCCGGAATCGATTCTGGCACAAGACAGACTATGGTCAATGATTGAATCGCTTCCTGACGAGCTACAAACATCCCTTCTAAAAGGATATCGCAACAAGAAGACGATGGCGCTTCTGGAAGAAATGGCGACTGAGGAAGAGTTTAAGGCTCTGCGGGCAGCGATCCTAGATTGGCGCTCTGTAATAAACGGTTGAGGATAGGCGTCTGAATCGAACCGCCAGGCCGACACCCACGCATGATGAACCCATTGGTGTCAACCATCAGTTCGACTGCCGCCGCCGCAAGCTCATCGTAGCGAGGCATCGCATACGAGCCGTACATGAAGAATCTCATACAGTCGAATCCCTGCGCCGTATCGTAACCCCAGACAAGCCACTCAGCGGGTTCCGCCCCCTCATCTGGTTCCCAGGGGGTATTGATGAGTATGTTATGGATCTCGTTCGTCTCGGCAGTCCCAAACTCTTCGGCGCTAATCCTATCGAAGATCCAATAGCGATAACCGTTGTTGCCCTCAACGATCATATAACCATGCTCGTCGAAGAATTCAACTTGGTTTTCGCCAAGCAATTCGACTGCCATCTCACGCGCTAACCGGGCCGCTTCTAAGCGGCCTTTCATCGTTTTGGGCCTGTCGGGTTTTGTCGGCTTCTGGCGTCTCACTAGCAGCCCCCGATGAGGCGGCGCAGGATGTACACCTTCTTGGCCTTCGTGTTGGACTTCTCTAGCTTGATCCCTTCGGGGCCGTTCGAGACTACGATCCACGTATTCGTCCACCCATCAACTTTAGTGCGTTGAAGCGTCAGGGTTTCGTGCCCGAAATAGTTGGCAAACGCTGCTTTCACCGTGTCTTCCATAGTGTACCTATTATGACGGATCTTGGGCGGGGAGTCAAGTCAAATAGCCACACCCGAATATCTTCAATATCCGCTCGTTCATGTCCTTGCGATCATTGTACTCAGGGAATCCACGGCATACTGGTGGACGCTCGGCATGCGCCATGCACTTTCTTGTTTTGGGGTTGAAAAACTCGCACTCGTAGAAAAACACGCCCGTCCAATCATCATCTCTAAGCTCTTCGGGAAGACGCTCAAGGGCCACTTTGCGGCCGATCCGCTTCCAGTGTCGCATAAGAAAAGCACGATCACTAGATGGGACTTTGCTTTTGGGTGTGTTAAGCCAGAGCGGATAACAGCAGTTGCCGCATTGCTTACAAGGCATAGTCACCTCCAGTTATGGTGTATCTCATATACTGTCGTAGTCGATAACATCATCTCGGCATTTCTTGGCGTCAGACAGCATTATCTCAAGGGCCTCTATCAGTTCGGCGACATTATCAGAATGGCGGGTAACGGGATCAATCGTGCAGCACTCTGCTTTTCCATCCTCATCGTAATACACCTCGTGCAAGGCCACAGTATCATCAGCCTTTTCGTGCTTATGCCGCAGTATTCTGTAGTTCCAGGTGCTCATAGATCCTCCTGTTCCGAGCCATCCTCGCAAAGTGGAATGGTTCTCGATCATGATGTTTGTGGATCACCCGCGCATCGCAAAACGTGTAGGGCAGTCCTCGCCCGATTATGCGCCTGAATAGATCACTGTCCTCGAACCCCCACCCGCCGTCGTAGGCCGGATCAAAGCCCGTATCAAACGCTTCCGCAGAGATACAGAAGTTGCCCCCACCGCCCTGATCAAGCCGCTTTTCAGGTGGTAGTGATAACCGATAATCGGGTTTAATCGTGCCGTCAGGTTCTTCCCGGTCGATACGCCCGATAGCCAGATCGTTCGTCTTCATCGCTTCCTGATATGATTCCAACCATCCTTCCTGCGGGATGCAGTCCCCATCGAGGAAAATCAGGTAATCACCACATGCCCAGCCTGCACCTTGATTCTTCATTGCGCCTATCTGCCAAGTGGACGGAAGATGGTTACAATCGACGAGCACAACGTCTGACGGTGGTTCGATGTAGCGATAAGCGACGGTGATCTCAACATCGGGCAAGGCAGCGAGCACCTCATCGAGCACCTCTGGCCGATCTTGGGCGGCGATGATGACACTGAATTTCATAGTGGCGCTGCCTCGAACCCCATCACTTCCCGCGCCTTCGTAACATCCAGCCTACTCTCTCTGATTTCCCCTTCTCGCGGGGGATAGTAGTGGCAAGGATCACTGGGCGCTATCGATCGAGCTAGATCGCGGATGGATGTAGAGATGCCAGTAGCGATATTGAAGATGCCCTCATGTTCTAAGGCCAAGACGTTCGCCCTTGCCACATCCGCTACGCCGATGAAATCGCGCACTTGCTTGCCATCGCCGTAGATCGCTAAGAGCCTCTGTGTGCTCAGAGCATCCTCGAACGCCGGGATCACACCCCTATATCCACGGGGGCCGTAGACGTTGCCATAGCGCAGGATCACTGTGGATAGCTTCTTACGGAATCCAAGGACGTTAAGCTCGGCCCTGAGCTTTGAGTAACCATACACCCCACTTGGCTTCACCGGGTACGTTTCTAGCGCCGGTGTCGGGCACTCGCCGTAGATACCACCCGACGAGGCAAAGACAAACTTCTTAACGCCCGCCGCTAGAGCTTGCTCAAGCAGAATCAAGGTTCCATCTATGTTGATTGCGCAAGCCTTATCAGGATCATTCTGGCACTCAATCACATCCACCATCGCCGCATGGTGATTCACCACATCGGGATGGAAGTCTCCCAGCACGTCACGCACGGCTTGCCGATCTCGAATATCGGCCTCATACAAGTTATAATAACTCTGAATTCCAGTCGATAAATCATCGAACACTTCCACCTCATGCCCTGCCGCTAGATACGCATCGACGACGTGCGAGCCGATAAAGCCCGCGCCGCCGGTTACTAGGATTCTCATACTGCCCCCCTTACTAGTTCCAGATCTTTAGGCGTATTGACATTCACCGGCAGGCCAAGAACCGGCCTCAGTTTCACTATCCCTTTCGGCAGGAAACAGAGTGGGCGACTTATCCACTGCATCCCCGCATCACGCCCCATCTCTATTGCATCCCAAAACTCAGGACAGCGATTGACCCTCATAATCCCGGTATACGTCACCGCCCTCTCTTTGAGGAAACGCCCCACATAGTCAATCTTCTTGTTCTTCATCCTGATCTGTGGACGTCCCTTCTGTGGCCGATCTATTAGGGCGAGTACCGTTCCTTCCTCACACGAGAGAAGCTGTCCCAGGCGCTCGAAGTACGCATCGCCAGTGGTAATAACCACATCAGAGTCACGAAACTCGTCGGCCACCTGACAGAGCGCGGCTAAAGGCCCCTCCATCTGGTAATCCACCACAACATCAACCTGTTTTGCCAGTGGGGACTTGATGAAGCGCGTTACGGACTGGAAGCCCAAGATCACGGTTGCCCGATCGATCCCTAGTTCTTTGAGTCGCTGGAAGAGATATTCCATCAGATACTTATCTCCAATAGGAACAAGCCCTTTCGGGGGCGGATACCCTAACCGCGTTGCCTTCCCCCCATCAATGATGATTGCTCTCATAACACTCTCTCACCCCCTAACACGCGCCGTCTGATTGCGGCGCTCATCCTGTCCATCAGGAACACCATCGTTAGAATCACCAACAGCGTTGCCGCCACTTCTTGCGTTCGGAATAGCCTAATACTGATAATGAGCGGCACTCCAATTCCGCCAGCCCCGACCAACCCCAACAGGGTTGAGGTGCGCACACAGTATTCAAAGTAGTAAAGGATGTACCCGATTAACAGGTGCCCCACGTTCGGGATAAGGACGTACCAGATGATCTGCAACTTGTTCGCTCCGTCTACCTTCGCGGCCTCGACCGGCTCGATATCAGTTGCCTCGAATGCCTCAGCGAAGTACCTACCTAATGCCCCGATACAGTGGCAGATGAGGCCCAATACGCCGGGGAACGGCCCTAATCCAACCATCGACACAAAGATCAGGGCGTAGAGCAACGCCGGGATGCCTCTCAGCGCATTGAGAAACGATCTGGCTATCTGGTACATCCAGTTCGGGGCAATATTGCGCGCACCCATCAAGCCTAAGATAAGCGCACCGAGAGAGGCCCAGGCGATCGACACCACGGCAATCTCTACGCTCTCTCGTAAGGGAATCATCAAGCTCGGTATCTTGT